CAACGCCGCGCTCGCTCTCCGGCTCCGGACCTGGGTCACCGCCGAGAACGTCCCCGGTCGCATCGCCCTCCTCGGCGGCGCCGCCCTGCTCACCGTCCGCACCGCCAACCAGGAGCCGAGGCTCCTGGCCGCCGCGGCCGCCGCCTACACCGTCGCCGCATGGCGGGCCGGCCGCCCCGTCCCGCCCACCGAGGAGGACCTGAAGCGCCGCGTCGCCGAGGGCGTCCTCGCCCTCATGGAGGACCGGCCCGCCGTGTTCCTCCGCGACGTGTACGACGCGTTCCAGGCCCGGCCGGCCGCCGCGCACCTCGACGACGCCCGGCTCCGCGCCGTGCTCGTCCACTGCGGCATCACCATCCACAAGACCGTCCGCGTCAGCGCCACCCAGACCGGGCGCAGCGGCATCAAGCGAACCGACCTCGACGCCCTCCTCTCCCCCGAACCCGTAGACACCCCTTCCGAGGATGTAGACGCAGGTCACGGCAGCGGAGAAGGGGCCGTAGACCACCCGTAGACCGGGTCGTAGACCACACAGGAGAACCCCATGCGACGCCACATCCACGACCTGATGCACAACCTCGGCATCACCATCCCGCCGCTGCCGTACTGCCCGCGCTGTGGCGGGCACTACCCGCCGCACAGCCACTGATCAATACGCGACACTGGAGCCATGTACACCCCGCTCCTCGTCGATGCCTACGCCGCCGCAGCGGCCACCGGCATCCGCCCTGGCACCATCCGAGTCTGGCTCCACCGCGGCAAGCTCACCCGCTACGGCCACGACCGCCAAGGCCGCACGCTGATCGACCTGCGCGAGCTGCAGAGCGGCCCAGCCGTCAAGGTCGCTTGACCAGGTAGATCGCAGGGTGTAACACTCGGACCACGTTCAACGTGCCCGCAGGCAGTTGACCAGGACACACGAAGGCCCCGACCACCCACCCCGGTCGGGGCCTTCGCCGTTCCCCGCCCGCGGCAACAAGGCTCCCCACCACGTCACGGATCGGTCACTCCGCATCCGGCAGGCCCGCCATGCCGCCACAATCGCGCGCATGCCAGACATAGAGCCAAAGCCACGCATGGCCACCACCACCAAGATCGCTGTCGGCCTCATTGTCCTGGTCGTCTGGAGCTTCGCGGCGAGCGACTGGCAGGACAAGGGCTGCACCGTGCCGCAGGGGTACGGGTTCGTGATCACCCATGGCGGCTGGCCGGACGAGCACGAAGGCTGCGAAGACGGCTACGACGGCCGCCCCGAATACACCCACGACTACGAGGGCTGATGGCCTGACCCAGGAGGTGAGCGCCCGTGGCCGGCAACCCGCGCAATGGGCGCCCCTACCGCCGCCTCGTAGCGGAGATCAAGGCCCTCGGCATGCCGTGCGCGCGCTGCGGCCATGCGATCAACCCCGACCTGGACCCGCGCAACCCGTGGTCGTTCACCCTCGACCACATCGTCCCGCTCTCCAAGGGCGGCAGCCTCCTCGACCCTGCCAACGCCCGCAGCATGCACCGCCGCTGCAACAGCGCCCGCGGCAACCGCACAGGCCCACAGCCGCTCAAGACGTCGCGCAGGTGGTGACCCCGTGCTGTACGTCGTCACAGGCCCGCCCGGCGCAGGTAAGAGCAGCTGGATCCGGTCGCACGCCAAGCCGCAAGACATCGTCATCGACATGGACCTGATGGCCCTCGCGATGGCCGGCCCCGGAGCAGACCACCACAACCACAGCGAGACCCTGCTGAAGGTCGTGCACCGGGCCCGGTTCGCAGCGATCCGGGAAGCCGAGCAGCACATCGACAAGACCGACGTGTACCTGATCCAGACGCTCCCCTCGGCCCAGCAACGCGCCCACTACAAGCGCCTCAAGGCCAAGGTCGTCGTCGTCGACCCCGGCCGCGACATCGTCATGAAGCGCATCGAGGCCATGCGCCAGCCGGCCATGAAGGCCGTCGCCACCAAGTGGTACCGCGCTCACCGAGAGTCGTCACACACAGCGATGCCGCAGTACACCCGCAAGTGGTGACCACTCACCGTGGGCAACCAGCCTGATGTCACGCACTGTGGTCGTCCACCGCGCGTCCCGGCTGGCCTGACGCACGCATGACGTCGAAGCGAGCTCCGCGAAGGGGTTGACGCGCGCCCCTGACCATGCCGTTCGCCCCGGATCGGCCAGTCTTTGAGCTGACCGATGGGCGACCCAAAAGCCCTTGTCGCCCGCTTGTTTACACGGGGTGGATCACTCGCCCTAATCGCCCGAGCCCGACGGCTAACCCATTTAGCGAGCGTCACTCTCCGTGATGTGACGCTGTGTAATGACTCGGGGGTGATCATGGGCTCGGTCGAGGACGCGATCACCGCCGAGATCACCACGCTACGTGTTGGCGACACGGCCCCTGGCCTGGCGGAACTCGCCGCAAGCCTGGCCCGCGCGGTCGACGAGGACGGCGGCCCGACCGCGAAGGCGAACGCCGCCCGCGAGCTGCGAGCCGTCATGGCCGACCTCCGGAAGCTCGCCCCGGTGGCGGTCGAGGACGACAAGGTCATCCAGATCGCGAAGAAGCGGGAGGCGCGCCGTGCCCGACGAGCCTGACCTGTTCGGCGTCCAGACGCCGCGCCTGTTCACGGCTCCGCCGACGTTCCTGTCGTCGTCCGGCCAGGAGGCCGTCGAGCTCGCCGCGATGGCCGGCCTCGACCTGCTGCCGTGGCAGCAGCACGCCCTGGACGTCGGGCTCCGGGAACGGGCGGACGGTTCCTGGGCCGCGTTCGAGGTCGGCGTGAACGTGCCGCGCCAAAACGGCAAAGGCGGAATCATCGAGGCCAGGGAGTTGGCCGGGCTGTTCATCCTCGGCGAGCACCTGATCATCCACTCGGCACACGAGTTCAAGACGAGCCGGGTGGCGTTTCAGCGGATCCAGTCCCTGATCCTCGGGTGCCCTGACCTGCGGAAACGCGTCAAAAGGGTCCTGAACAATACGACGGAGACGTCCATCACGCTGGTGACCGGGCAGTCGCTGCAGTTCATCGCCCGCTCGAGCGGGTCCGGCCGAGGCTGGACCGGTGACTGCAACATCCTCGACGAGGCGATGTCGCTCGGGGACGAGGCCATGGGCGCGCTGATGCCGACCATGTCCGCCGTGCCGAACCCGCAGCTCTGGTACCTGGGGAGCGCGGGGATCGGTTCGCCGTCGGTGCAGCTGGGGCGTCTGCGCCGACGTGCCGAGCAGGCGGTCGAGCTGGGTGTCCCGGATCCGTCGCTGGCGTACTTCGAGTGGTCGGTGGACCCGCACCGGGACGAGTGCCCGGAGGGCTGCCAGGACCACGATGACCCGGATGACCCGCAGTCCTGGGCGAAGTCGAACCCGTCGCTCGGCTATCTGATCACCCCCGAGTACGTGCGCAACGAGAGAGCGAGCCTGGGCAACGGCGGCATCTTCGAGCGTGAGCGGCTGGGCGTCGGGACGTACCCGTCCGACGAGGCCGACGCCTGGCAGATCATCGCTGAGGATGCCTGGCGGTCCCTGGCGAACGCCCGGGCCGCGGAGACGGTCGGGCCGGAGGGGAAGCCGATCGTCCCGGTCGGGGCGTTCTGCATCGACATGACTCCGGAGCGGTCGCATACGGCCATCGCCATGGCGGGCCCCTTCATGGGCGGCACGCACGTGGAGGTCGTCGAGCATCAGCCCGGGGTCGGCTGGGTCCTGGACCGGGCGGCAGAGCTGCACAAGGACCACCAGCCGCGCGTGTGGGTCATCGACCCCATGAGCCCGGCAGCGTCCCTCATCCCGGCGCTCGAGGACCGCCTCGGCATCGAGGTCATGCAGACCAAGGCCCGGGACGTCGCAGCCGCGTGCGCCCAGTTCTACGACGCGGTCACCGACAAGTCGCTGTCGCACATCGACCAGGCGCCGCTCGCCACGGCGCTGGCCGGCGCGCAGAAGCGGCCGCTGGCGGGCGACGGATGGGCGTGGGCGCGGCGGAATCCGGGCGTGGACATCAGCCCGCTGATGGCCGTCACGCTCGCCAAGTGGGGCCTGGGCGCCGAGGTCGAGGAGACCGTCGACCCGCTGGACAACATCTTCTGAGAGGGGCCCACATGGACAGGGCGAAGGCCGCCGCTGCCGTCCTGGCCGGGGCGGCCGGCTGGATCGTGGCGAAGGTGCCCGGCGTCGCCGGTTCCGCGCTGGTGTCGACGGCGGGCTGGATGGTCTACGAGCCGGCCGGGGTGGCGATCGCGGGTGGCTTCTGCCTGCTGATGGATTGGCGGCAGCGATGAGCGTGTTCTTCTCCAAGGGGGAGCGACGCGGCCCGTTCGCCGAGCCGCAGATCCCAAGGCCGACCTCGACCGGGTCGACGTTCGCGAGCATCAACCTGTCGCGCAGCGAGGCGAGCCTGCAGAAGGTCGCCATCTGGTCGGCGACGGACCTGATCGCCAGCATGGTGTCCACCCTGCCGCTGGACGTCTTCGAGGGAGAGGGGTCTTCGCGCCGCCCGGTGCAGGTGCCGAAGGTGCTCCAGGACCCGGCAGGAGACGGCTACGGACGCCGGGACTGGCTGCGCCAGTACGTCATGTCCAAGCTGCTGCGCGGCAACGCCTACGGCCGTGTCGGCGACCGTGACCGGATCGCCCTGCCCACACAGGTGGTGCTCTACCACCCGGACGAGGTGCAGGGCTGGCGGGACGAGAAGACCGGCCTGCCGACTTGGCGCGCCGGGGGCAAGGAAGTGCCGGCCGAGGAGATGTGGCACCAGCGTGCCTACCCCATGCCGGGCCAGCTGCTGGGCCTCTCACCGATCGCGCACCATGCGCTGACGATCGGGCTGGGTATCGCGGCCACCCGCTACGGCATGCAGTGGTTCCAGGACGGGGCCCACCCGTCCGGGATGCTCACCAACGACCAGGCCCTCGATCCGAAGCAGGCCAAGACGGCGAAGGACCGGTTCATGGCCTCGCTGCGCGGCAGCCGGGAACCGGTCGTGCTCGGGCAGGGCTGGAAGTACCAGGCGATCCAGGTGTCGGCGAACGAGTCGCAGTTCCTGGAGACGCAGCGGTACACGTCCGCGGAGTGCGCCCGCATCTACGGGCCAGGCATGGCGGAGATCCTCGGGTACGAGACCGGCGGGTCGATGACCTACGCCAACGTGGAGCAGCGGTCCCTGGATCTGTTGACGTACACGCTCGACCCGTGGCTGGTCGACGCCGAGGACATGTTCACCAGCTTCCTGCCGCCCGGGCAGTACGCCAAGTTGAACCGGGCTGCGCTGGCCCGTACCGACCTGCTGACCCGCTACCGGGCGCATGCCATCGCGCTGCGCAACCAGTTCAAAACGGCCAACGAAGTGCGCGACGTCGAAGACATGCAGCCGGTGCCGTGGGGCAACGAGCCGCTGGCCCTCGGGGGCAAGGACCCCGAAGAGGCCGACAAGTGAAGGGGGCGCGATGAGCGTCAAGAGCGATCGGGCCAAGACGTCCGGGATCGTGCGGCGCGCGTACCCGGTCCAACTCGAGGTCCGTGCCAAGGCCGGCGCGTCCGGCGTGTCCACGGTCGAGGGCTACGCCTCGGTCACCGAGAGCCCGTTCGAGATGTGGGACTGGCTCGGCCCCTACTCCGAAGTCGTCCGTACCGGGGCGTTCGCCAAGACCTTGGCGGAGAACCCGCAGGTGCAGCTGCTGCTGAACCACGGCGGGCTCGCCATGGCGTACACCAAGGCCGGCACGCTGCGGCTGTCGGAGGACACCACAGGCCTGCACATGGAGGCCGACGTCAACGCCAACCGGCACGACGTCGGCGACATGCTGGCCGCCCTCGACGAGGGCAGCGTCGACGAGATGAGCTTTGCCTTCCGGGTGACCCGCCAGCAGTGGTCCCCGGACTACGACCAGCGGGACATCCTCGAGGTGGACCTGCACCGCGGCGACGTCAGCGTCGTCAACTTCGGCGCCAACCCCGCCACCACGGTCGGTGCCGCGATGCGCGCCGCCGACTTCGACCGCCTCGACGAGGCGGACGCACGGGCGCTGTACGAGCGCCTTCAGCGGCGACTGGAGCCCGTCCCCGTGGCGGACCGTCACCCGCTGTCCCTGTACCTGGCTGAGGCCGAATCGCTCGGTCTGTAGCCACACCCGCCTGCACCACCTGACGCGCCGGAGCCCACGCCGGAGCGCTTTGCGGCATGCCCGCACAGCGCCACCACCTGGGCCACCACCCGGACGGATCCGCAGGCGCGACCCACACCCATCACCCCATGAAGGGAGCGAGCCATGCTCGCCTACCTGCGTAAGCAGATGAGCGCCGCGCTCGAGGCCCGGGCCGCGCTGAAGTCCGAGATGGACACCGTGCTGACCGCGCCGAAGGCCGAGGAGCGCGGACTGTCCGACGCCGAGGCCGCCAGGTTCGCCGAGAAGCGCGAGGCGCTGAAGGCGAAGGACGCCGAGATCGAGGAACTGTCCGGCCGGATCCAGGAGCTCGAGGAGGACGAGAAGCGGGAGCAGCGCGCCGGTCAGATCCTCGCCGAGCACCGCCAGGCTGGCGAGCGCCGCGAGCGCGTGACGGTCGCCTCCGAGCCGGAGACCTACCGCAAGGGCGGCCAGACGTCGTACTTCCGCGACCTGTACCGGGCGACGGAGAAGGGCGACCGTGCCGCGATCGAGCGCCTCCAGCGCAACGACCGTGAGGTCATGGAGCAGCGCGCCGTCACCACCACCGACGGATCCATGGGCGAGTTCGTGCCCCCGCTGTGGATGGTCAACGACTACGTGGCCCTCGCCCGCGCGGGCCGGATCGCTGCCGACCGGGTGCGGCACCAGCCGCTGCCGGCGGGCACCGACTCCATCAGCCTGCCGAAGGTGGCCAGCGGTACGGCGACGGCGGAGCAGGCGACGCAGAACAGCGCGGTGCAGAACACCGACGCCACGCTGACCAGCGTGACCGCCGCGGTGGCCACGATCGCCGGTCAGCAGGTCGTGCCGCAGCAGCTGCTGGACCAGTCGCCGATCAACGTCGACGACATCCTGCTCGCCGACCTGGCGGCCGACTACGCCGTGCGGCTCGACACGTTCGTCCTGAACAACAACGCGGCGAACAAGCGCGGCCTGCTCAACGTCACGGGCATTAACGCGGTCACGTACACCGACGCCACCCCCACGGTGGCCGAGCTGTACCCGAAGGTCGCCGACGGCATCCAGCTCATCCACACCAACCGGCTCATGCCGGCGGACACGATCCTGATGCACCCGCGCCGGTGGGCCTGGTTCACCGCGCAGGTCGACACCCAGGGCCGGCCGCTGGTCGTGCCCACGGCCAACATGCCGTCCAACGCGCTGGCGGCCATGGACGGCGTCAACTCCGAGGGCTTCGTCGGCACGATGCAGGGCCTGCCGGTCTACGTCGATGCGAACATCCCCACCGACCTCGGGGCGGGCACGAACGAGGACCGGGTCATCATCCTGCGCGCCGACGACGTGATCCTCTTCGAGGGCTCGCCGCGGGCCGAGGTGTTCCGGGAGACGAAGGCCGACCAGCTGTCCGTGCTGCTGCGGTTCTTCAACTACGCGGCGCTGCACTCGGAGCGCTATCCGAAGTCCATCTCGGTCATCTCCGGCACCGGCCTGATCACGCCCACCTTCTGACCCCACCCGGGTGCCGGGCAGTGAGAGCTGCCCGGCACCCACCAGGGAGGAGAACGCAATGCCCCCTCGCGCACGTCAGGCCGCGGCAGCAGAGACCGCGGTAGACACGACACCCACTCAGGCGCCGGAAGACCAGGCGCCCGCCCTGGAGACCCCTGAGGACCAGGCCCCGCCAGCCGAGACCGCAGCCGCGCCCGAGGAGCCGGAGCCGGCCGCCGAGCCCGAGTCGGACTACGTCCAGGCGCTGCTCCGCGAACGGGACGGCTACCTGCGCTACGACCGCAAGGACCGCGCGGCCGCCGTCGACGCCGAACTGAAGAGCCTCGGCATCAAGCCCCGACGCCGCTGACCGGGAAGGAGGTGCCGCCATGGCGCTGATCACCCTGGCCGACGCGAAGGCCCAACTCGACATCGAGACGGCGTCGCACGACACCGAGCTCGGCGTGTACGTCGAGGCCATCACGGCGGCGATCGAGCGGCACACCGGCCCGGTGGAGAACCGAACGGTGACCGAGGTGGTCGACAGCCAGGACATCCGGCTGGCCGTGACCCAGGTCCCGACCGTGTCACTGACGTCCATCACCCCGATCCTGAACGGCGGCCTGGCCATCGACCTGGCCGACGTCGCCCTGGACGGCGATGCGGGCGTCATCCGACGCCTCGACGGCGGCCGGTTCTACGGCGGCCCGTGGACGGTCGTCTACACGGCCGGCCGCGGGACCGTGCCACCCACCATCAAGCTCGCCGCCATGATGCTGCTCCAGCACCTGTGGCGCACCCAGTACGGCGCGGCCCGTGGATCGGTCGGGGGCGGCGACGACGTGTCCGTGACCGAACCCATTCCCGGCTTCGGGTACGCCATCCCGTATCGCGTGCTCCAGCTGCTCGAGCCGTACAAGGTTCCGCCGGGGGTGGCGTGATGGCTACCTCCCGCGTGCCTGTCGCGGTCGACGCGCTGCTCGCGATCCTTCGGGCGGCCCCCGCCCTGGCGGACGTGCGCATCGTGGACGGCCCAGAGCCGGTCAACTTGACCGAACGGCACCGCATCTACGTCGGCTGGCAGCCGAACGCCGAGACCGCTGTCGACCTGGTCCAGGACTTCAGCGGTGCTGGGGCGCGGACCAGGGATGAGGACTTCACCATCGCCTGCTACGCCGAGTCCCGCACGGGCGACAAGGACATGGCGATCCGCCGTGCCCGCGTGTTCGAGATCGTTGCTGCGGTCGAGACGGTGCTCCGCGCCACGGAGGCGGCGCCCGAGGCTCCGACCCTGAACGGCACGGTTCTGTGGTCGCACCTCACCGCGGGCGCCCTCATCCAGGAGCAGGACAAGGGCGCGCTCGCGGGCCTGAACTTCAGCGTGTCCTGCCGCGCCCGCATCTGATCACCCCACCCATCAAGGAGTCACTGCCATGGCGCGTGTGCGTCTTATCGGCCCGGAGCCGGTCACCGTGCCGGAGCTCGGGCGAGAGGTCCAGCCGGACGAGGTCGTGCCGGTCCCTGACGACAGGTTCGAGGGCTACGTGTGCCAGCCCGGCATGTGGGAGCCGGTGGAGGAGCCGGCGGCCCCCGCGGCCGCGGCCCGGAAGACGGCGGCGAAGTCGCCGCAGAAGGAGGGCTGATCCATGGCGATCGGATCCGGGCTCGGTGCACAGATCGGCATCGCGGCCGAGACGACATACGGCACCTACGCGGCGCCCACGCGGTTCCCCGAGTTCACCAAGGAGAGCCTCGTCCTGAAGAAGACCACCGCGACGAGCTCCGGCATCGCGGCCGGTCGGCTCATGGCGCGGTCGGACCGGCGGGTGGTGACCCAGCGGGAGGCTTCCGGCGGCATCGACCTTGAGGTCCCGAACAAGGGCTTCGGGATCCTGCTCCAGGCGCTGATGGGTACGACCGTCACCCCGGTGCAGCAGGGCGCCACCACGGCGTATCTCCAGACGCACACGCTGGCCGACAACTTCGGCAAGAGCTTGACGATCCAGAAGGGCGTGCCGCTCACCACGGGCACCGTCGTCGACAAGACATTTGTCGGCTGCAAGATCATCAGTGCTGAGTTCTCGTGCGAGATCGGCGGCATGCTGATGTGCACGCTGGAGATCGACGGCCGGGACTGCGACGAAACGCAGACCCTCACCGTGGCCTCGTACCCGACCACGTCGGTCTTCCACTTCGGGCAGATGGGGCTGAAGACCGGCAGCTTCGGCGCGGAGACCGCGCTGGACGGCGTCCGCAAGGTCAGCTGCAAGATCGAACGCCCGGCCGCGACGGACCGCTTCTACGCGAACCAGAGCGCGCTGAAGGCACAGCCGATCCTCAACGATCTGACGAAGATCAGCGGGGCACTCGAGATGGACTACGTCTCTACCGCAGTCGACGACCTGCACACCTCGGACGGCGCGACGTCGCTCGTGTGGGAGTTCATCGGCCCGGTCATCGACGGTGCCTTCGCGGAGACGTTCCGCGTGAAGCTCCCCGCCATCAAGGTGGACGACTCGCCCCCGACAGTTGATGGCCCCGAGGTCGTGAAGCCGACGTTCAACTTCACCGGCCTCTACGACGGCACCAACCAGGTAGCCATCGAGTACATGTCCACCGACGCCACGCTCTGACCGAGGAGGCCGGCCATGCCCCGCAGCGTGCAGGTCATCGGGACGGGCCAGCTCATCGAACTGAGCCGGAAGTTGAAGGCCGCCGGCGGGCCCAAGGTGAAAGCCAACTTCACCCGCAGGATCCGCCGCGCGGCCGAGCCGCTGAAGGCCGACATGCAGTCCACGATCCGCGGCTTGCCGATCAACGCCGATCCCCGCAAGGCGGGGTCCCGGGGCGGCCCGTCCCCGACGTCCAGGCCGCTGCGGGCGACGGTCGCGGAGGCGGTCCGCCTCTCGATACGGACAGCCGGCTCACCGGGGGCCCGGCTGTGGATCGACCGGGCCGCCCTGCCGAAGGACTTGGAGGACATGCCGGGCGCCATGAACAAGGCGAACGGCCGGATCAGGCACCCGGTGTTCGGCAACAAGAAGAAGTGGGTCAACCAGTGGACCACCCCGTTGTGGTGGGACAAGGTCGTCGCCCGCCACATGCCGCGCATCGAACGCGAAGTCGCCCGCGTGGTCGACGACGTCCAGAACAGACTCTAGGGAGAACGCACGGTGATCATCGTCTACACCCCTGCCGGCGGGGAGCCGGAGCACTACGACGTGCGCTCTTTGAAGGTGTCCGAGGTGTCGATCGTCCAGAGGACCATCGAGCAGAAGTGGCCCGTCATCAAGGAGGGCCTGGGCGAGGACGACCTCGACGCGATGCGCGGCATCGTGTGGGTCCTCAAGAAGCGCTCCAACCCGTCCCTGCGGTTCGGTGAGTTCGACCCGGGCGTGGACGAGATGGTCACCCGCCTCGACAAGACCGAGGTCGAGAACTACGTGACCGAGGCCGTGGCCATCGCGACGCGGGACCCGGACGTGACCGGCGAGCAGATCGCGCACGCGCTGCGGGACCTGCCGCCCATGGCCCTCGACCCTGAGCACGCACAGCGGGTCATCAACGAAAAGACCGAGGACCCAAAAGGCCGCGGCGATCAGCCGCCCCTCGAGAACAGCAGCGAGCCGTCCCTGCAGCAGAGCAGCCCGGCATCGACGAGCAGCGAGCCGAGTACCTCGGACTCTTCGCCTGCCGCCTGAACATGCCCGGCGACGTTGTCGACCGGCAACTGATCGAGGACTTCGAGCAGTACGTCCGGTGGCTCGAGCGTGATATCGCCGACCAGCAGGCAGGAAGGGAGTAGTCGTGGCCGACCGCCGGATGAACTTCATCCTCCAGGGACGCGACCAGCTGTCCCGCACGTTCGACCGGGCCGGCGACGCGGCGAACCGGCTGCACCGCCGGATCAGCGCGGCCGCGACCAACAGCTCGGGTGCGATCAACCGGCTCGCGAGCACGACCGCGGACCGTATGGCCGCCATCTCGACGTCACAGGACTCGGCAGGCGCGGCATCCGACGCGCTCCGCAAGTCCGTGCTGTCCCTCGCGCCGGCGCTCATCCCTGCCGCTGCGGCGATGGCGCCGCTCGTGGCGTCCACCGGCGCGGCGGCGGTCGCGGTCGGTGTCTACACCGCGGCGCTGGGCCCGCAGATCGCGGCCGTGGGTGAGGCGGTCAAGGCGGAAGAGAAGCACCGGCAGGCGGTCGAGGAGTCCGGGGCCAACTCGGCAGAGGCCGCCAAGACGCAGGCCGAGTACGCGCGTCAGCTGGCGAAGCTGCCGCCCGAAGCGCGGGTCGCTGCTGCGCAGATGTCCGTGCTGAAGGACACCTATCAGGAGTGGTCCAAGTCCCTGGCGAAGGACACCCTGACCCCGTTCACCAAGGGCCTGGCGCTCACCTCCGCACTGCTGCCGAAGCTCACTCCGCTGGTGAAGGGGACGTCCGCCGAGCTCGACCGGATGATCACCCTCGTCGGCGGCGGTATGGCCAGCCCCGGGTTCGACCGGCTGAACGACAAGTTCACCGAGTTCTCCACCGGAACCATCAAGCGCGCCAACGACGCCATCATCGACTTCCTCCGCAGGCTCGACACCGGGAAGGTCGGCGGCGGCCTGCGCGACTTCCTCGACTACGCCCGGGCGCAAGGCCCCACCGTCAGCGACACGATGCGCAGCATCGGGCAGGCCCTGCTCAACCTGCTGAAGGCTGGCTCCGATGTCGGCGTCGGCCTGCTCCAGGTCGTGAACGTCCTCGCCAAGCTGGTGGCCTCGGTGCCTTCGGGCCTGATTACCGCGCTGCTGCAACTGGCGATCGCCGTCAAGACCGTGGCGCTGGCAACCGCAGGTCTTGCCGCAGCGAGGGGCCTGATCGCGGCGTTCGGTGCGCAGATGGTCGCCATGCGCGTGGCGGCCGCCGCCGCGCCCGGGCCGCTCGCCGCGGCCGGCGCCGCCATCACCACCCTGTCCCGCACCGCGAAGGTGGCCATCGCCGGCACCGGCCTGGGTCTGCTCATCATCGCGCTGAGCGAGCTGGCGCAGTCCAGCGAGGAGACACCTCCGCCGGTCGACAAGCTGACCACCTCGCTCGGCGAACTGGGCCGGACGGGCAAGCTGACTGGCACCGCCCTGAGCGAGTTCGGCTCCGGCTTCGACAAGCTCGAGGAGCAGATCGGCAAGGTCATCAGCCCGAGCGTGGCTGAGAGCATCAACAACTGGGGCGCCGACATCACCGGCGGCCTGCTCGATGCCGGTGTCGCCACCGAAAAATTCAACGCCTCGGTCGGCTCGATCGACAAGGCGCTCGCCGGGCTGGTCGCCGGCGGCAAGGCCGACCTGGCCAAGGCCGCCCTCGAGAGCATGCTCGCCAGCATGAAGCCGGAGGCGGCCGACAAGCTGCGGGCCAGCCTCGGCGAGTACGACACTGCGCTCGCGAACATGAAGTTCGAGCAGGACCTGGCCGCCCAGTCCATGGGCATTTTCGGCGCGCAGGCGCAGGCGGTGCAGGGCAAGCTCAATGCCCAGAAGGCCGCAGCCGACGGGCTGCGCCAGTCCATCCACGCTCTCGACCAGGCGCACCTGATCGCCCGCGGCGGGATCCGCGGCATGGAGGCCGCAATCGACGCGGCCACCGACGCGGTCGCGAAGAACGGAGCCACGCTCAACGAGAACACGGCCGAGGGGCGCGCGAACAACCAGGCGCTCGACGACCTGGCCAACGCCACGCAGAAGGCCATGGAGGCGAAGTACGAGGAGACCGGGTCCTGGAACGCCGCGAACGAGGTCTACGAGCGGGGCCGGGGCAAGTTGGAGGCGCTGGCCCGGCAGATGGGCCTGGACACGGACGCGGCGCGCAAGCTCGCGGACCAGATCCTTGCCACACCGGACAAGACAGCCAAGCTCCGCGCCGACAAGCGCGACATCGAGGCCAAGCTCGCCGCCGCCAAGACCGAGCTGAAGAACCTGCCCGACTCGAAGAAGGCCGCGGTCCGGGCGAACATCCAGCAGCTCGAGGAGGCGCTCAAGAGGGCGAAGGACAAGCTGTCCGGCATCGACGGTACGACCGCCACCACCTATGTGAAGACGGTCTACACGTACAGCGACACCGGCGCTCGCCAGAAGGGAAGCCACGGCACCCAGCTCAAGGCGAAGGGTGGCCTGGTCCATGGCCCGGGCACGGGCACCTCCGACGACGTGCCCATCTGGGCATCCACCGGTGAGTTCGTGGTCCGCGCGTCGCAGACCCGCAAGACCCTGCCGCTTCTGCGCGCCATCAACGAGGGACGTCTGGACAAGGCGGCCCTGGTCGGCGGCAAGGCCGCTGCCATGCCGATGCCTGTCGGCCGGTCCGCGGCCGCGTCGACGGTCGTGCAGCAGGTGAACGTCCGGGTCGACGTGTCCGGGGCCATCGATCCGATCGCCACGGCCAAGGCGATCCAGAAGCAGCTGCTCAACCTGAAGCGGGTCAGCGGCGTCAACGTCGAACTGAAGGTGGACTAGTGACGAGGGTGACGGTGCAATGCGGGTTCGGCTACGCGCCGACCGCGCTGGACATCGAGTGGACCTGCATCACCAAGCGGGTCAAGATCGCTGACGGCGGGGTCATCAGGATCACCCGCGGCGCCGAGGACGAGATCTCCGAGACCCAGACCGGAACGCTGTCCCTGCTCGTCGACAACCACGACGGGGCGCTCACCCCGGGCCGGGCCGCCTCGGAGTACTACCCGAACGTGCGGCGCAACTGCCCGATCAGGGTTATCACCAGCGTCGTCCCCGGGATCAACTACCTGGCCGTGCCCGACTTCGAGGTGCCGGACAACGGATGGGACGCGGCCCCCGGGCTGGAGCCGGACCTGGCCACCATCAACACCGAGCACGTCAAGAGCGGGACGTTCGCGTACAAGATCGGCTGGACGAACAGCGGCACCGGTGGCGTCATGCAGGTGCCCCTGTACGGGCTCACCATCGGCGTCCCGTACACGGCGAGCGTCTACGTGTGGGTGCCGGCCGGTGACCCGGCCGTCCGCCTCGACATCGACGGCACCACGGTCGGCGCCGCGTCCACCCTGACCGGTACGTGGCAGCGGATCAGCGTCACGTGGACGACGACGGCCGCCGCGCACATGCTCCGCATCACGACGAACACGACGTCCCCGACCATCGGTGACGTCGTGTGGATGGACGAGGCGCAGGTCGAGCAGGGAAGCACGCCCACGGCCTGGTCGTCCACGGCGGCCACGCATCACCACCGCTTCTACGGCATGGTCACGTCGTGGCCGATGAAGTGGGGCGGCCTCCACTCTGAGGTGAGGATCAGCGCATCCGACATCTTCAAGCTGTTGGCCCGCAGGCCGCAGCTCGGACCGATGCTGGTCGAGGAGGTCGTCTCTGACGGGGCGGTCGTCTACTACCTGCTCGACGAGCCGGAGTCCTCGGTGTCCGCCGGCGAACAGTCCGGCAGCGCGTACCCCAGCCTGGACATCGAGCAGGCCGGAGTCGGCGGCACGCTCGTATTCGGGGAGGGCATCGGCCCTCCGTCCGACGGACTGTCCACGCCCGTGTTCACGCCGGCGTCCGCCACCGCAGGGAAGTACCTGCACACCGACCTGGGAATCCGCGGCCTCACCACCGACGGATCGACCGGGGAGCCTGCCTCGGGCGGGGACCAGATCTTCGAGTGCTGGTTCTCCACGTCGACGGCCGGGCGCACGATGATGGCCTGGTTCGACTCCGGCGTCGGCGCGCTGGCCACCGGGATCCGCTTCGGACTCGAGACGGGCACCGGGAAACTGCGGATCGTGGAGCACTTCCTCGGCAGCGACACCGCCGTGGTCGTGGCTACGCCCAACCTTGCCGACGGCGCAGTGCACCACCTGGTGTGGGTCGAGGGCGGATCGTGGGTGTACGTCGACGGCGTGCTGTATGCGGCCGCGACGTCCACTTACTTCAACATCCGGCTCGTCAGCGTCGGCGGGTGGCGCGGCACCGAGCTCTGGTCCGGCGCGATCAGCCACGTCGCCGCGTATGTGGCGGTCGACGGGATCCCCTCGGTCGCCGATATCGTCGAGCACTACACGGCCGGCACGACCGGGCACTCGGGCGAGGAATCGTGGGAGCGGATCGCCCGCCTCGCGTCCTACACCGATGTGCCCAACGTCCTGCCCACCGGCGACTTCTCTGCCGTCGCTTCGCAGGGCGAGCTCGGCTCCACCGTGATGTCGCACATGCGGGACGTGGAGCGGACTGAGGGCGGCAAGCTTTTCTGCGACCGCGGGTCCAGCGCGTTGGTGTTCCAGAGCCGCACCGTCCGCTACAACCCGGTGCCCGCGCTGTCGCTCAGCTTTGAGGACCTGGAGACGGACGAGGCGGAGTTCGCCGACGACGACCAGAAGCTGACCAATTTGGTGGTGGCCAGCCGCCCGGGCGGGGCGACACAGCGTGTCCAGGACAACGACTCGATTGCCGCCTACGGGCCGTACCAGCCGCCGGTGCTGGAGCTCCTGAAGGTGAGCGATGCCGAGGTTCTGGACGCCGCGCACTGGACGGTCATCCGCTACGCCGACCCGCTGCCGGAGATGCGGCAGGTGCCAGTCATCGCGTCCACCCTCGGCACGGCCACCTACCGGGCCCTGCTCGACGCCGACATCAGCACCGTCTTCACGGTCACCGACCTGCCGGACGAGTCGCCATCACCCACCGTGTCCATCGTGGTGGAGGGCTACACGGAGTCGATCAGCGAAGGCGTGCACGCGCTCGACTTCCACACGAGCAGGTCGGACACCGACTCGGTCTGGGTCCTCGATGACCCGGCCTATTCGGTCCTCGACTCCACCACCCGTCTCGCCTACTGAAAGGGGCCTGCGTGTCCATTCCCGTCGTGCGGGCGGAGGACTTCTACAAGCCCCCGCCGAACCTGCGGCCCGATGCCTGGGCACTCGTGCCCGCCGCCGAGCTTGTTTTCCACTGGGTGTCCCACCGGCTGCGGCGCACCACGACCGCCCCGCAGGGATTCGCCATCGGGCAGATCCGCTTCGCCCGTATCAACCACAACAGATGGATCAGCGACTGCCCGTGCGGCTCCGCGCAGGTCGTGTCCCCCGCCGACCCGCGGATGGCGTGCACCGAGTGCGGCCTCGGCTGGATGACGCTGACCTTCCCCGAGAACCCGGACGCGGTCGAGGAGAGCGTCGCCCACCTGCTCCCGCATGAGCGGAACTGGTGGCACGACGAGGACCCGGACGCCCCACCCCCGCCGGTTGTGGAGCCGGAGCCGCCCGTCGAACCCGAGCCGCCGATCGAAGGGGGAATCTGATGCCGTTCACGCCACGCACCTGGGTGGTCGGCGAGACCGTCACCGCGGCACTCATGAACCAAGAGATCCGCGACGGGTTCACCGCCACCTACCAGGAGACGATGGCCTGGACGCCGCTGTCCAGCCTCGGCTCGTTCGCCACGAACTTCAGCGCCGGCACCCGCATCCCGCGCATGCACAAGTTCCGCCTGGGCGGCATCGAGGTGTGGGAGTTCGACGGGACGATCAACACTTCATCGTTCCCCGCGAACGCGGACCACACCATGTTCACCCTGACCGCCGGCCACCGGGTCGCGTCGGAGCGGGTGTTCCCTACCGGCGCCGCCCAGTCAGGGCGTTACGCGGTCAGGCTCAGCTTCACCAGCGCAGGTTTGATAGTCGGCTCCGTACCCACCGCGGCCGGGGGAACCACGTCCATCATCTGGCTCGACGGGGTCCACATCACCGAACCGCTCCGCACCTGACCACGGCTCGCCCGCTTCCTGCCCCGCAGCATCGGGGCTTTTCTCATGTCTGGAGGGCCGATGGCCACACCCTTGACCGCCGACCGGCTGGTCGCCGCGCTCCGCGCCGAGAGGCTGCGGGTGGTTGAGCACCGGTCGTGGCGAACCCACAACCGCAACCACAAGGGCTCCTGGGGGCCGGTGCACGGGGTGATGATCCACCACACCGTCACCGAGGGCACGCAGCAGAGCGTCGAGCTCTGCTACAACGGCCACTCCTCGCTCCCCGGGCCGCTGTGCCACGGAGTCATCGCCAAGGACGGCACCGTCTACCTCGTCGGCAACGGCCGCACGAATCACGCCGGCCTCGGCGACGACGACGTTCTCCGCGCCGTCATCGACGAGCGGCCGCTGCCCGCCGACAACGAGGCCAACACCGACGGCAACCGCCACTTCTACGGCTTCGAGTGCATCAACCTCGGCGACGGCAAGGACCCCTGGCCGGCCGCGCAGCTGGAGGCGATCGAGAAGGCCGCGGCCGCGATCTGCCGCGCACACGGCTGGGGCGCCGCCTCGACCATCGGCCACCTCGAGTGGCAGCCCGGGAAGGTCGACCCCCGCGGCTTCTCCATGGACGACATGCGCGACCGCATCAAAGCCCGGCTCGGCCGCCCGGCCGGATCCTCCCCCACCCCCATCCCGTCCGAGGAGGACGACATGACCCCCGAGCAGTCCAAGCAGCTCGCCGAGCTGACCGCCGCGGTGAAGCGGATCGAGGCCGGCCGGAAGGTCGACCCGTGGCTCTACAAGGGCGACGGCGAGCCGCGCGACATGCACCAGGTCGTCAAGGACATCGACCACGGAGTCCGGGCGTTCGAGCCTGCGGCCATGACCGACGAGCAGGTCGACCGGCTCGCCGCCGCCGTGGCCGCGAACCCTGCGCTCGCCGACACCATCGCCGACAAGCTCGCCGCCCGACTCGCCAACTGATCTCACAGAAAGGGGGCCGGCCATGCCTGCCCTGTTCGTCTCGCTCATGCGCACCGCCGTCCCGGCCGTCGCCGGGTGGCTGCTGATGCTCGCCGCCCGCGCCGGGATCGAGTTCGACTCGGCTGCCGTCACCGGCGCCGTGACGGTCCTGCTCGCCGTCGCCTACTACCTGGCCTTTCGGCTGCTGGAACTCGCCGGGCAGCGCGCCCGCGGCGACGTGATGCAGAAGCTCGCCGGGCTGCTGCTCGGCTGGGCCCGTCCGCCCCAGTACCCGAAGCCCGAGGCGATCTCTCCGGTCGCGGTCACCTCGTACCGCGGGCAGAGCGACGGCATGTGACAAGGGGTGCGGCCCCGGTGCGGGGCCGCACGTTACCCGCGCACACAGCCGCACTACGGAAAGGCCCGCCCGTGGACGCTGTGGTCATCGGCGCAATCGGAACCATGGTCGTCGGCGTCGTCACCGGTCTCGCTTCCTGGCACGGGCAGCGCAGCAGCGCCCGTGCCAATCACACGGGCGTCGTCATGACCGGGTACGGCGGGCTCGTCGACAATCTCCAGGAAGAACGCGACAAGCTGCAGGCACAGGTAACTGAGAAGACCGAGCAGCTCGCCGCCGCATACGCCGAACTGGCCCGAGAACGTGCCGAGAAGTCCGGGCTACAGGCGCAGATCACCGCACTTACAACCGAGCGGCAGCAGCTGCTCGACCGCCTCGCCGCCCTGGGAGGGGACGCCCAGTGACGCACCGAAGCCCCGGATTCATCGCCCGCCAGTGGCGAAGCCTCGCAGTGGTCGCGGCGCTGTTCATCCTCTCGAGCGCGGTCGTGCTCGTCTGGCAGAAGGTCGACGCCGAGACCGCAGCACGCGAGGTCGCAACCAACGAGGCGCGGCAGGCTATCGCCGAGGCCAACAAACGCGGTGACGCTGTCTCGACGCTCGCCGGTGACGTTCGAGTGCTGCGGGCGCAGATCGAGGCCCGTGGCGATACGCCGGCCGCACCGGATCCGGCGCGGGCGGTCGACGATCTGCCGGACCGTGCCGAGGTGCCGGTGCCGATCCCGGGACCGCAGGGACCGGCCGGTAAACCGGGCGAGCCGGGCAAGGCAGGCCCGTCCGGTACACCCGGCGAGCCCGGTGAACCGGGAGCGGCCGGGGCCGATGGCGTGGACGGAAGGGACGGAGTGGACGGCAAGGACGGCGTGGACGGCAAGGACGGTGCCACCGGCCCGGCCGGACCGCAGGGCGAGCGCGGAGAGCAGGGGCCGCCCGGTCCGGCTGGCCAGTCTTGCCCGGAGGGTTACTCGTGGCAGACCCCGAGCTATGACCCGGACGCGAAGGTCTGCCGGCGCGACGGCGCGCCGCCCCCGCCAGAGGACGACGATCCTTTGCTGCCGCTGTCCCTGGCGCTCGACCCCACCCGCCGCCAATACCCGTGAACCGAAAGCGCCCCCTCCCGCCACACAGGCGGAGAGGGGGCGCTTTCGTCATTCCTCAGGGGAGTCACAAGAATCGGCCCTGCCCCATACCCTGACAGTGACGAAGCTGTAGGAGAGGGGCAAGGCCGTGTCTGTCGATGCTACCCCGGACCCGTACGCCGACAAGGTCGCGTTCGGGCAGAGGCTGAAGATTCTCCGCACCCGCCGCGGGCACACCCGCGAGCAGCTCGGCGGCCTGATGGGCCGATCAGGCTCATGGGTCCGCGCCCTCGAGGAAGGCCGGCTGAAGGTGCCGCGCCTCGAAGTCGTCCTGCGCCTGGCGGAGATCCTGCGCGTCCGGGACCTTGCCGAGCTCACCGGAGACCCTGTGCAAACCGACCTGTTTGTCGGCCCCGGACATCCCCGCCTCGCCGCCGTCAAGGCCGCCGTGGACGCGTGGCCGCTCGCCCTGCAGCAGCCCGCCCCTGCGCCCGCCCACCTGGCCGCTCGCCTTGCTGCCGCATGGTCAGCCCGGCACTCCGCGCCAGACCACCGGGAGCGCATCGGCGCCCTGCTGCCGGAACTCATCCGCGACGCGCAGCTGGCCGTCCGCCACGCCGACACCGCCGCCGACCGGCGGGCCGCGCAGGCCGTCCTCAGCGAGGTCTACTCGCTCGCCCAGTTCTTCGTCGCCTACCAGCCAGACGCCGCCCTGCTCTGGCGCGTGGCCGAGCGCGGCATGGTCGCCGCCCAGGAGTCCGAGGACCCGCACACCATCGGCGTGGCCGCCTGGCTCACCGCCCAGGCACACCGCGACTCGGGCCCCGACCACTACGACGCAGCCGACGCCGTCACCACAGAGGCGCTCCGCTACCTCGAGCCGCTGCTGCCGGACGCGGGTGACGATGTGCTGGCCATCGGGGGCGCCCTGACGTTCGAGGCCGGATACACAGCGGCCCGCCGGGCAGACACCGGCACGGCATGGCGATTCTGGGACCAGGCCCGGGAAATGGCTGAGCGGCTCCCCGCGGACTACTACCACCCCGTCACATCGTTCGGCCGCGCCATCATGGGCGCCCACGCGGTAACCGTCGCTGTCGAGCTGCACCAGGGCGGCGAGTCTGTACGGCAGGCCGCCGCCTCCGACGCCGTGACGATCCCCTCGAGGCCCCGCCGCGCACGGCACCGGATCGAGGAGGCGCGCGCCTACCAGTTGGACGGCCAGCCGGACGTAGCCCTGGCCACGCTCGACAAGGCACACAAGGCCGCCCCCGAGACGATCAAGTACAACGGCTACGCCAAGAGGATCGTCCTCGAGGAGGCTGAGGCGAAGTCCCCGGAGCGCCGCCGGCGTGCGTCCGAACTGGCCGTCAAGCTCGGCCTGCTCGCCGCCTGACCGAGGGCGCACAATTTGTGCGCCTGGCCC